ATGTTCATTGCCATCTATTCATTGGATGCAGATGATGATTGGAGAGATGAAAAGAACTGGATTAAATGTGCTCCAAATCTGGACATAACTGTTACTACCAAATACATTAAAGGACAAGTTCGGCAAGCAATCAATAACCCTTCGGATGAAGTCGGTGTAAAAACCAAAACCTTAAATCTCTGGTGTGATTCTGCTGATGTGTGGTTGCCTGATGATTATATTGTCAAATGCAGCCAAAAAGTAAATTTGGAAGACTTTAAAGATCAGATATGCTATGTAGGCGTGGATTTAGGTGCTACCTCAGATTTAACGGCAGTATCTTATTTGATTGTAACAGAAGATAAATACTATTTCAAAGTCCATTACTATTTGCCTGAATCTGCCTTAAAAGATAAGGTAGACAAAGAACTTTACAAGTGCTGGAAACAGCAGGGATTATTAACGGTAACGGCAGGCAATGTTACTGACTATGACTATATAACCTGTGATATGCTTAAATATTCAGAGGTTGTAAATATACAATCCGTCGGTTATGACAAATACAATGCAACGCAATGGGCAATAGATGCAACTTCACAGGGATTACCATTAGAAGAATACAGCCAATCACTTGCCAATTTCAATAAGCCAACCAGAGAGATGGAACGACTTATTTTATGTGGCAAAGCGGTTATAGATAATAATGAAATAAACCGTTTCTGTTTTAGAAACGTAGTCCTTAAATCAGATCACAACGGGAATGTTAAACCAAACAAACAGGTCAACAAGAAAAAGATAGATGGTACAATTGCACTGATCCAATCTTTAGGAATGTATCTGGAATCTCCCCATTATTCAAACGACATACTTACAATTTAATGATATTCAAAAGCTTTTTTAAAAAGAAGAAGCCAGAAACAGAAGAAAGAAATTATCTCTTTGATTCACTAACCTATAATTCCAAAGGTGGTTATACCACAAACAAAGCGATGCTGTTATCCACAGTCTACAGGTGTGTAGACGTTATATCGGATTCAGTGGCTCAGTTACCTTTGGAACCTTATCTAATAGACAGTTCTGGCTATAAAACAAAGTATACAGATCATCCCACTTACTATTTGCTGAACAGGGAACCTAACCAAAATATGAGCAGATTTACTTTTATAAAGACATTGATAGTCAGTGTTCTTTTAAAAGGAAATGGATATGCTTACATAGAGAGGGATAATAACGGCAATGTCCAATCATTGCAATTTATTGAAGCAGATTATGTAACCGCTTTTACTACAGGTAATAAACTAATGTATTCCATTACAGGCTTTAATACTTTGGTAGAGCCTATCAATATGATTCATATACTGAATTTTAGTTATAATGGCATTGATGGAATCAGCACACTTGCACACGCTAAACTAACCTTAGGATTATCTACAGATTCAGAAGCACACGCAGCAGGATTTTTTAAAGGTGGTGCAAACTTAGCAGGCATACTAAAAATACAGGGCACGCTGACAGGCAAACAAAAAACAGATTTAAAAACAAGCTGGCAAACAGCATTTAGCCCATCTACAGGTACACCCAATGGAGTAGCCGTCTTAGAAGGAAATATGGATTTTCAACCTATCACAGTCAGCCCTTCAGATGCACAATTATTGGAAACCAGAGAATTTAATGTGATTGACATTTGTAGATTCTTTGGAGTATCACCTGTCAAAGCATTTGATTTAAGTAAATCCAGTTACAGTACTGTAGAAGCCACACAACTTTCCTTCTTAACAGATACATTATCCCCTTTATTGGAAAAGATAGAACTGGAGTTTGAGCGTAAACTTTATAAACCTTCTGAGAAAGACGGCATAGAGGTTAGATTTGATACTTCTGTACTTTTAAGAGCAGATAAAGACAGTTTAGCGACTTATTATAACACACTGTTCCAGATAGGCGCAATCACCCCAAACGAAATAAGAAAAGCCTTAGATCTTCCACCATTATCCGATGGTGATAAAACCTTTGTACAGGTAAATGTACAACCGCTGGAATATGCAGTACAAAACAACAAAAACACAGAATTAACGACAAACGAAAATGGAGAAAGAAGTCAGAAGCTTTGAGAGCAATCTATCCAATGAAAACGAAAGACTAGTAACAGGCTATGCCATAGTTTTTAATAAAGAATCAAGGGACTTAGGAGGATTTACAGAGATCATAGAGCCAAAAGCAATTACAGATGTATTAGAGAAATCAGACGTACTTTGTTTTCTCAATCATAACGAAGACAGAGGTTTGTTAGCCAGATCAAAATACGGTAAAGGCTCATTGGATTTAACTGTAGACGATACAGGATTAAAATACAGATTTGAAGCTCCAAACACGGCATTAGGTGATGAACTTCTGGAAGGGTTAAAGAGAGGCGATATAAGCACATCCAGTTTTGCCTTCACTATTGATGAAGACAAATGGGAAAAGAGAAGCAACGGTTCATACCTTAGAAAGATCACAAAGTTTAAAGAGCTGTTTGATGTTTCACCCGTTTACAAAGAAGCCTATCCAGATACAACCGTAGCCCTAAGAAAGATGGAAAACATAAGCAAAGATGAATTGAACGGATATTTTGAAAATCTTAAAAGCAGAATTAATTGATGAACACATTAGAACTATTAGACAAAAAGGATCAACTAAAGAAAAGAGCGCAGGAACTTGTATCTGGTGCAGAGAAAGAAACCAGAAAGCTGAATGAAGCAGAGAATACACAATTTGACAATATAACCAAAGAGTTGGGAGATATTGATACAGAGATCAGAAAGATTGAAGAAGAGAACAAGAAAAACCTTAATAAAGTAAACACTCAAACTAAAACTATGAAAGAGAAATTTTCATTAATTAAAGCCATTAATGACGTTGCGAACAACAGACAACTAGACGAAAGAGCACAAGAAATAACCAATGAAGGTATTGCTGAGTTTAGAAAAGCAGGACAAAACTACTCAGGTCAAATTGTATTGCCTGTTGAACAAAGAGCAGCAATAACATCCACTGTTGCAACGGCAGGGCAAGAAGTTATAGCAGAAGATAAATTAGACATATTAGAACCGCTTAGAGCCAATTTAGTAATGGTACAAGCAGGTGCAACCTATCTTTCAGGATTAACAGGCAATGTTTCTATTCCTGCTTATTCAGGAAGTAATGTTTCTTGGGCTGGTGAAACTGAAGGTGCTGGTGATGGTGCTGGAACATTTAGTGAAGTTACTTTGGAACCTAAAAGATTAACCGCCTATATTGATGTATCCAAACAATTCTTAATACAAGAATCTCTTAGTGCAGAAGAAATGCTTACAAGAGATATTGTCAATGCAATCTCAAACAAATTAGAAGCAACCATCTTAGGTTCAGATGCAGGAAGTACTACAAAACCTGCCGGATTATTTAATGGAGTAACAGCAGAAACAGCCACTATTAACTATGCCAATATAGTTGAGATGGAAACAGAATTGGAAACAGCAAATGTAAATGGCAATAAAGTATTTATACTTTCCCCATCTGCAAAAGGTGAATTGAAAACTACTCTTAAAGCTTCAGGCGTTTCAGGTTACTTGATGGAAGACAATGAGGTTAATGGATATAACGTTTTATCTACCTCAGCCGTAACTTCCAAAGGTCTTGTTTTCGGATGTTTTGAAGATTATGTAATAGGACAATGGGGCGGTATTGATTTAACTGTTGACCCTTATACACAAGCAGGAAACGGTAAAGTAAGATTGGTTATCAATGCTTATTTTGATGCCAAACCTAGAAGAACAGAATCTTTCCAAAAAGCCATTTTAGCATAAGCATATGTATATCACACTTGAAAAAGCTAAACAGCATTTGATAGTGGATATGGATTTTACAGAGGATGATTCATACATAGAAGATTTGATCAAGGTCGCTGAGGATGCTGTTACGCAGCATTTGAATGTAACCTCATTGAGTGAACAGGAAGTAGATGGTCAATTGCCATCTGCTATCCTTCACGCAATATTGTTAATGATCGGTAATCTTTATGCAAACAGGGAACCAGTAGCCTTTACTGCTGTAAACAAATTACCTCTGTCTTATGAATATCTTATAAGCTTATATAAACACTATCAAACCACTTAACGTATGAGAGCAGGATTATTAAGAGAAACTATCACTATACAGCAGCCTGTTATTGAAAAGGATGAATATGGATCAGGTAATAATAGTTGGAAAGATCTGATTAGAACAAGGGCACAGGTTACTTATAAATCTGGTGACAAAATCAATCAGAATAACGAAATTATAAATACCAACAACATCATTTTTACCATTAGATCATATCACCAGATAAGCGATACTTACAGGATTCTTTACAAGGGAAAGAAATACAGAATCCTGTTCATAAAAGTGGAATCCTATAACAAACAATCAATTACAATAACAGCGGAAATAATCAATGAATGACATAAAAGTCGATGACAGGCATTTACTTGAAATGTTTTCCAGCCTTTCTTCTAAGAAGATGAAAAATACTTACAAGTCAGCTTTAAGCAAGGCTGCTAGGATTCTTGTAAAACAAGCAAAGGATAATCTGAAAAAAGTTACTGCAAAGTTTAATTCCAAAACCACCAATCTCAAAAACGGTTGGCACATTAAAACAAAGAAGAACGGTCAAAAGAAGATAGCAAGTTTACAGGATGGTATAAAATACAGAATAGAAGACGGTGCTCAAAGTGCTAAGGTTCATATTATGGGTGATTTCCGATTGAAGTTCTTTGAGAAAGGAACCAAAGAAAGAATACTTAAAAAGAATGGAGCCAAAAGAGGTAAGATAAATGGTTCTTATTTCTTTAAGTCCGCACAACAGGATAAAGAGCAGGAAATATTCAGCAATATAGAAAGGCTGATCAGCGAATCTATTCAAAGAACCGCAAACAGAAATAACTAAATGAGTTTACAAATAGGAAAAGTTATCTATTCCTTACTTAATGCCAATGAGAATTTGGTAGCAAAAACGGGCAATAAGATTTTTCCTTTGATCTCTGAAATTGATACCACATTCCCCTTCATCATTTATAAAAGAACCAGCGTAACACCGATTTACACGAAAGATTATCTGACAGAAGACGAACTTACGGTGGAAGTGGTGGTGGCTTCTGATAAATATAATGAAGCAGTGGAAATAGCAGATTTAGTAAGAGATTCTTTAGAAGGGAAAAAAGGTACATATTCTGATTTAACCATTAAGAGTATCAGAATGAAAGAAGCAGATGAAGACTACACACAAGATACATTTATTCAAAATCTAAATTTTATTATTAAAGTATATGGCAAACGTAATTAATGGTAGTGATTTGATGTTATTTATTAATGGCAAGAGCTTGGCTTTTGCCACTTCACATAAACTATCAATCAGTGCAGATACAACAGAAACAAGCAGCAAAGATTCTTCTGGAAGTTGGACAACTAAGAAAGTAAAGAAACTTTCTTGGACAGCGTCTACAGAAAACCTCTATTCAGAGGATGGAGCTGGAGATAATTTTGATGACCTCTTTGATTTGATGATCGCTAAAGCAGAAATTTCAGCAGTATTTACAATAAAGAGTGATACGACAGAGGATGTCCCCACAACAGGATGGGCGACTACAGCAGGAAAAGGTTATACGGGAAAAGTAATCATCACTTCATTGGAAGCAAATGCGCCCAACGATGAGAATGCTACTTATACCGCATCTTTTGAGGGAGTAGGTGCTTTGGCTCCAGTGGTCAAAGCCTAATAGATTTGCCCTTTATGCTTAGGCATAAGGGGCATTTATTTTTAATACACAAAACAGACTATGACAATACAAATACAAGAAGAAAGTTATTCTATCAAATATACCTTAAGAGCCTTATTCATTTATGAAAAGATCACAGGAAAAACCTTTAAAATGGAAACCTCATTAGATCAATATATCTTTTTCTACTGTTTGGCTTTAGCTAACAATCCAGATAAGCCCTTAACGTTTGAAACGTTCATTAATGCCTGTGACAACAGCCCTAAGATTGTAGCAGATTTTCAGAAATTACTTATGGATGAAATGCAGCAACAGGCAGCATTTATGAAAGACGAACAGGGAGAGATAAAAAAAAAGAAATAAGTATCAGTGATCTTTACTGTCTGCTGGTGATTGAAAACGGCTTTGATCCTGAATACGTGCTGGACAAAATGCAGATGTATGAAGTAAGGGCTGTACTTGAAAATCTCTTTAGACGAAATAAAGACGGATGGGAACAAGTCAGATTCATAGCCTATCTGATTGCACAGGTAAACAGCACTAAAAAGATCAAGCCTTCCGATATACTAAAATTCGCTTGGGATGATGCTTCTACAGAAGATTCCAATACTCACATCTCAGAAGAAGATATAGCCAGACTAAAGGAAAAATCCAATAAACTAATCAATACACAGAACACATAATATGGCAGATTTAGTAACTAGACTACTATTAAACAGCACACAATTTGACAGCAATATAACAAAATCAACAGCAGAGATAAAACAATTTAAAGGCGTAGCAGAATCAGCAGGTAAGAATGTCGGTACAGTATTAGGTTCCGCAGGTTTTGGCGGTTTATTAAAGTTCGGAAGCATTGCAGGGATACTAACAACCGTAGGCGGTGCAATGCAAGAATCAGTAGAAGGAGCTGCTGAGTTTGAAAAGTCATTATCAGGACTGCACGCTTTAACGGGAATGACTGGAAACGATTTGGAATACCTTAAAAAATCAGCTATAGAATTAAGCTCCACCACTACACAATCGGCATCCGATATAGTAGACGCTTATACGCTTATCGGTAGCCAAATGGCTGAATTATTACAACACAAGGAATCTCTTACAGCCGTAGCCAAAGCGGCAATCACATTGGCAGAAGCCGCAGGAATGGCTGTGCCAGATGCCGCAAAAGCATTGACAACCTCCTTAAACCAGATGGGACAAGGAGCAGGACACGCAAACGAGTATATTAATATATTGGCAGAAGCCAGTAAAGAAGGTTCAGCCGAAATTCCTTATTTAGCGTCTGCATTGGAAAAGTCTGGTGGTGCTGCATCATCAGTAGGAGTAAAATTTAATGAGTTGGTCGGTAGTATAGAAGCCATTGCTCCTAAAATATCAGAAGCCAGCGAAGCAGGCACTAACCTTAGAAATATATTCCTTACATTAGAATCTTCCACCGACCAGAAATTAAAGCCGTCTGTGGTCGGATTTACACAGGCTTTACAGAACCTGTCAGCGATGGGATTGAATGCTACAGGTATGACACAGATGTTCGGTAAAGAAAACGTAACAGCAGCTTTAGCCCTAGTAAATGCAAAGGATACAGCCATACAGCTTTCTAAGTCAATTATTGGAACCTCTACAGCAGAAGAACAGGCAATGATCAATACCGACAATTTTAAAGGTTCTGTAGAAAAATTAAGTAATTCGTGGAAAAGTTTTTTGTTGGACATAAATAGTTCAAACGGTCTTCTAAAAACGGTTATAGATAATTTGAATGTCTTTGTTCATTTTATGGATGAAATATACAAAGGGAATTGGAAAGATTTGAATTTTGATTTGAATAGTTATGCCAATAGTTCCGCATCAGAATATTTACAAAGGGAAGAAAAAACAATTATCAATGTCCATAAGCAATATGATTCTTTAGTTGCCGGATTTGTCAAAGGTGGAAAGACACAACGACAAGCGTTAAAGGCTGCTTATAATGAAATGATGAATGTATATAAGAATCCTAAGATGCTTGTAACACCCAATGCAAAAATACGGAAAACAGAAATAAGTAAATATTCCAATGAACAATATCAAAAGCTCTATGAAGATGCACATCCTAAAGTAACTATTCAGACAGGAAACAATGGCACATCATCCACTAAAAGCAATAAAAAAGTTGCAAAAACGATAGAGGAGGAATACGATGATGCCCTGAAAAAATTGGAAGCAAAGAAACAGCTAAAGATAAAAGCAGGATTGAATACGGATGCCATAGATGCCCAAATAGAAAAGACGCAAGCGAAGTTAGATAAATTCAAACTTAAAATGATTGATGATTCTTCTTATGAAGGTTTGAAGAAAAAACTATCACAGCTTCAGGAAATACAGACTAGAGTAAAAACAAAAGTGGATTGGAATAATTTACAGGCTCAAATAGACAAGGTTCAAAGTAAAATCTCTGAGATAGACGGTACTGTCTATATAAAACTTGAAAAAGGTTCAGAAGCGGATTTGAAACAACAACTTTCAGATGTGGAATCACAGATGGAAAATACTGATAGTATTTCAGTAAAAATGCAATTATCCGTTAAGAAAGAAGACTTGAAAGATCAGTTGAAGAATACGGATCAATTGATGGAACCCATATCTAAGCCAGTAAAGAAGAGTGTGGATACCACTTTCAACTATTCCAATACAAAGTCTGCAAATTTAAAAGAAGAATATGAAGCAGAAAAAGACTACCTCAAATCAATGTCTGAATACAATAAAGAGGCAGGTTCAAAATTTAAATATTCCAATGAAGCCATAGAGAAGCAAACAAATTTGGTACAGGATTTAGACAAGCAATGGAAATCCTCAAAATTGACGGAAGAAGTGAAGAAATATCAAACTGAAGTTGATAATCTGAAATATGAATCCATTGTTAGTAGTGTGTCAACCTTATCAAGTGTAGCTAATTCTTGGAAGTCTTTAGGTGAAACATTAAGTGGAGATGCAGATGGTTTTGATAAAGTAACGGCTGTGATCAATGCAATGATTACGACATCCGATGGAATAAAAGGAATCATAGAATTATTTGATAATCTAACTAAAACGACCCAATTACTGACCACTGCTAAGGCTGCACAAACTACAGTAGATGCAACCAATACAGCCACACAGGTAGCAGATAGTACAGCAGCTACCACCGCATCATTGGCACAGGCAGCCATAGAAACGGCTACAGCTTCTGAACTTTCAGGTATGTATTTAGGATTGGCTGCTGCTAAGACATTTGCAGCACACGCCTATATTCCTTTTGTTGGAACCGCTTTAGCAGCAGGATTTATTGCCCAGCAACAAGCAGGGGCAATAGCAGCAGCCATTCCTAAATTTGCAGATGGAGGTATCGTTTCAGGTTCGTCATATTTCGGCGATAAGCTAATTGCCAGAGTAAATAGCGGTGAGATGATATTGAACGGTACACAACAGAATAATCTATTTAAGATACTGGATAAAGGAACTGGCACACAGGATTCCAGTTACAATAATGTAACCTTCACTATTAGAGGAAAAGATTTGATGGGAACATTGGAAAATTATAGCAACAAAATGAGCAAAATAAAATAATATGTACAAACTTAGGTATTATTCAGACTTTAATGACATAGATAATAACGATTTAAGAATCGAAATATACAAAGACACGGATGAAGCAGTATCAGCAGAAGAATTATTACTTTCTGCTGATGCCGTATCAATAGAATACAAATCAGATGATCTATTCAAGTCTTTAAAGCAAAGCGGTTGTAGTGTAAACGTATTTACAAAGAATGTACTTACGGAACTCTACACAGGAAAGATCAATGAAATAATTATTAAGATATATAGAAATGGTACATTCTTCTGGTATGGTTATTTGACACCCAATGTTTATTCTTCTGAATTTTCTTCTGATTATGATTTGTTGAGTTTGGAGTTTATAGATACGATTGCACAGTTAGATAATATCAAATATGCGTATATAGATGGCACACAAAATATACAAAGTTTTTACAGCATTATCACCTCCATATTGGATAAGATAGACAAATACAAAGTGATCAATAAGATTTATCTTCATAAGTCGCTTTCTATTACAGAGAATCAAACACCTATCTATGATCTGCTTAATTCGTTGCTGATTCAGGAAAGAAATTTCTTTGACGAAGAAGATGATGAAGATGACAATGCAGAAACAGGCAAAGAAGTAATGACTGATCTAATATCATACTTGGGAATGTCTATTGTACAATTTAAGGATGCTTTCTACATATTGGATTATACTGCATTGAAATCTGAAAACTATGATTTTCTAGTCTATGACAGGACAGGAACTGCACCAGAATCCATCACCTTGACACCTGATGTCAGAACAGTAGAGAATATCGGCATTTATAAAGCAGATGCTTCCATCAGTTTGGGAGATGTTTATAAGAAAGTAAAAGTAATAGGCAACAATAATCCAGTGGGAACATTAATACCTACAGTCTTTGATGATGATAATTTGGTGAATCAGAATACGGATGTAAACAAATACGATAAAAAAAGTGTAGACAAATATATCTTTCTGATTGCCTATTTAAAAGCGAAAGCGAATTGGATAACAGCTAATAATGTCTATAGTTTTAATAGTACCACACTTCAATATGCAAACAATCCTCTAGCAGAAATTACAGTGGAGAATGTAGATACTATTTCTTCTGGCTCATTCTTTCAGAGAGAAGACAGTTATAAGTATTTGGACAGTGAAGGCGCAGCTATAGAGAATGCAGAGCCCAGTTCATTATCGTGGACAGATTATCTGACATTCGTAAATAACGGTACAACAATGACAGAAAATTTAAATATAGTAAATGGTGATCCCTGTTTAAAATTGTCTACAAAGAACTATTCAGTTATACAAGGAGGTTATTTGATTATCAATTTAAGTTACAAGCTTTCTACCAATAGCCTTTCTAATGATTCCATTGCATCAGACAATGCAGATGCTGTTTATTACAGTGGACAATATAGCGACCGAAGTAAATACTCTGGGCAATTTGGTACGGGAAATGGTTATGATCATACCAATTTCAGATGTTTCTTAAAAATCGGTGATTACTATTATACTGGTAGCGAATGGAAGCCTTATTCTGATTATACAAGCCATCTTACGGATTATATAAAAGCCACAGGACAAGGTACTGTAAACGGTGAGTATAAATTCTGGATTTCAAATACTGATGGAACAAAGACTTACATAACCAGAGCAGAGTATAATAAAATCTATTTGATGGATAATTTCTGGCTGGTGCATAAAAATAGTGACGGTGATAAAATCAAAGATGAATGGAAAACACTAACCAATCAAGTAAGTTACACTTATAATCTGGCAGAATCCAGTGATGGAGTATTAATAAGTTTACCCGATTTCCCTTTATGTGGAAATGTTGAATTCATCCTTTATGTACCTGAGAATTTGGGTAAAGCACAAAATTACAGGACTGATAAAACAGAGGATTACACTAAAGCGACTTATTGCCATATCAAGGCATTAACCGTAAAATGTGCCAATAGCAAGAATTATACCGATATATTCAATCAAAAAGAATATGATGCAGATACACTATTTACCAATGTTGTAGATGATGACTATGTAACAGAATTAGATGATCTTACTTTAAAAGTAAATACCTATACAAGTAAGGCTACCTCTTATTCCTATGTAATTCAAAAAGGTGGAACTTATACTTATTCCTTTGCTGATACTTTATTGGGTGTGGAAGGAGAGAAGAAACAAGAAGAACGGATTATACAAAAATATGTAGATCATTACTCCACACCAAAATTTATCTATGAAAACAACCTGATCAATAATGATTTGAAACTATATACTAAGATTCACGAAAAGACTTTAGATACTGATATGGTAATAGATTCTATCACTTATGATCTTAGTACGAATTCTGCTACAGTAAAAGCAATACAACTATGAAAATAACGACAAACCAAATACCTCATACCTTTAGAAACAAGTATTTGCAAAACAATGCAGGTATTTTTTCTTCTGGCTCTGATAGTGGATCCAGTACAGAAGTATCAAAAGGTACGGACATTGAGATTATTAAAACCACAAGTTCCGTTAATGCAAATGATGATAATGTATTGTCTGCTGCCCGTTCATACAAAGATTTTCTGCAAATAGATAAAGACTGCAGTACCTCAAAATCAATAGATTTTCTTGCAGGAATTAAAATAAATGGCACTTTGATAGAATATGATTCATCTACCAATGCCATTAAAATAAATGCGAATTTATATGCGACTGGTGGAATATCGGCACTTGGACAGAATCCGAATACGGCTACCAGTGGTGGTGTTTCTGCCTTATCGGAATTGGTAGATGTATCAATCGGTGATCTAGTAGATAGTGATGTCTTATATTATGATAAAAATACAAGCCATTGGAAAAATAGAGCTGACAGTTATTTTGCTAAAACGAGTGATCTATCTGCACTTGCTACAAAAATAGAGAATCAAAATAACTATACACATCCCACATATACAGCTCAGAATGTAGGAGGTGCACGTAATTTTCTTACAAGCTTCACCTCAGATGCACTTGGACATATCACAGGAGTTACAACAGCAGCAATGACTAAAAGCGATATATCGGCACTTTGGGGTAATACGATTTGGGATAATAGTAATTTTAATCCAGCAAGTTATTTACCGCTGACAGGTGGAGCATTAACAGGGAACCTACAAATAGGCAATACTACAATATATGCAAGTGGTTCAAATGGAGGTATAAATTCAATCGCACCATCAGATGATGTTATATTGGGAGATTGTAATATCGGTGGGCATTTGGGGCTAAAATCATTAAATACAACAAGTGCAGGCATTAGTTTCTATGATCCATCTGGAAATAATCTAGGAAGATTCACTGTGAATTCATCTGGAGTACCAACTTGGAGTGACAGTACTATATGGCACGCTGGTAATTTATCTAAAGTATCACAACTCACAAATGATTCAGGGTATATAACAAGCAGTGCATTAAACGGTTATTTACCGCTTGCAGGTGGTACGCTTACTAATTTATTACATATAAATGTAAATGGTGTCACTTCAGATATTGGAGCGCAAAATGCCAGTTGGTTCCATTTTTATACTTCTGTGCCAGTAATCTTTAATAAAGATGTTTATGCGATAGGTAATTATTATGGAGGTACAGCCTATAATCGCAGATTAGCCTATGCAGATGAAATAGCAGGAACCGTTGTTAGTCATTCAACAAATTCTGAATATATCGGGAATGACGCTCAATATATGCGTTTTCATTGGTCTGGTCAAGGTGGACAACCAACTTGGTTATGGGGTGGAAATGATGCAGGTAATATGTATGTTTGGAATCCTTCTAATTTTAGCGTCAATTATGCAAATTATTCAGGATATGCAAATAGAATTGATGGTGTCAATTTAAGCGGAACAGCAACCTCTAATTTAATTTATGCTACTATTGCAGATAATGATTTCTTTCGTTTACAGGTTGGAGGTACGGCTTCAAATGCTGGCTATGTTGAGTTGGCTACAGCGGATGATGGAAACGAACCGATATATGTAAGACAATATACTGGTGTTTTCACTAATATTGTTAGGACTTTGATATTACTAGATGAAAGTGGTAATACAACAATGCCAGGAAGCCTAACGGTTAATGGAAATGTCTTTGCTACAGGTGGCGTTACATCTTTGTCCGATGTTCGGTATAAAAACATTCTACATAACCGTGATATAAAATTAGAAGATATTGCAAAGGCTCCATTATTTGATTTCACATTAAAAGATCATATGGATAAGAGCGTTCATATTGGTACAAGTGCCCAGTATTGGAAGAAAATTCTACCTGAATCAATTAGAAAAGAAGAAGATGTTTTGACAATGGATTACGCGTCAACAGCATTGGCTTGCAGTATTAGTATGGCAAAAGAGATAGAATATTTAAAATCAAAATTAGAAAATTATGAGTTACGATAGTGGGAAAATATATAAACCTGTATCAATCGCTGATGTTCAGAAAGCAATAGGAGTGACAGCAACCGATTTGGCTACATTATGTAAGTCGAGTAACATAAATCAATATAGCAAGTATAAACCAGTTATCTATAATAGTTATTTTCCGTCTTCATCTGAAAATTATTGGAAAGCAACCGATAGTAAAAGCGGTGTTGTTGTACCACAATATACATCATTTTCGGATATGATAAATGCGATTAAAGCAAGTTCAGTAAAGTGGACATATCGACCGCCTACATCTATCTTTAGACTTGCAGATTTTAATGGATACAATGCAAATGCACAGAAGCCAATAGGTTCAATTTCCTCAGTACAAATACATAGAGGTGATGTTATTACACAAACTGTTAGTTTCATCCCAGATCAGAACGAAGATAACATAGGGTTAGAAGAAATTGGATTAGGTGATTTCTATTTATCATTGGCGATTATGAAATCCGATTCAGACACAACAGCAGCATATTTAGCAAGTTCACCATATACAGTAGCTGGGACACTTGATGCCGCTATACCGGTAATAATTATAAATGCCTATGCTAATGAATTGAATGCAGGTACATATCCAATGTATTTGTTCTTTTCAAAAAAGGCTATGCCAGACTTAACAGATCAGGTGCTTGTTCCTATTGATAATGCGATAGGTAGATTGACAATAATAAACTCAGTTACAATTACTGTTTCAGGTACATATGATGCCAATGATGGGGACTATATCATTTATAAGGTTGTAATCGTTAATAACGATTCATCAGCTAAAACATTTAGTGATAGTTATATCTGGTTAGGCAATGATCCAACGGGTAATTCAGTGAATAAGAAGATTTCATTAGGTAATATAACTGTTGCTGCTGGACAAACTAAAACATTAACAGATAAAGTCTATGATTCAGATGCTAGTCCTTGGACTGTATTTGTAGCAAATTCAATAATACAGGGATATTCTGAAACAGAATAATATTAATTTAAAAAACACATAAATATGAATTTAGTAAAAACGAATGAGCATATAGAGAAGTCTTATTCTTCAGATACAAATAACAAAGAAACTATATTATCTACATCCTATGATGTAACCGATGGCACTAACAATTTGGGTAATGTGAGCATAACACCCACAGGTTTTAATATGAATGTGTATAGCATTCCTAATTCTACTATTTCCGATTTAGAATCAAAGATAACAGATTTTTTCACTAATCTATTAACTGTAAAATGAAGTTAGATAATATACAATTGATAGTAGCCTGTTTCTTAGTACTTGTAGGAGTTGGTTTACTTATCGCTGGTTTTGTTGTACCTCCTAGAGGGCAAATAGATAATAGTGTATTGGTGGCTTTTGGAGAAATAAGCACATTCTCAGGATCTCTATTTGGAGTAGATTATCATTATAAACGAAAGATTAAATAAAATAAGAGCCTGTGGTCTATGAAGATTGCAGGCTTTTTTATTCCTTTGCAATACAATTCGGTAGGACAAACTAATATTACATTAGAGCCTAAAAACTGATTGATATAAAGATATGAGCAATATAAAAATTCCAATTTCAGCATTAAAATATATCTATTTTGCTACTTTAGAAAAAAGTAAATTGGAGATCACTAATTTTGATGATAAAGATTTAGGAACTTTAATAAAAGAGGGTAATTTTGATGGGACGTCACAGTCTAATCTCTATCTTTCTTGTAATTATAATATACCTCTTTTGGGTATAGATGAAAATGATAATGAAAAATATTTTGATATAAAGACGGGTAAAACAATAGAGAAAAAAGATTATGGACACTACGTTCTTATATGGGGATCAAACAATATACAATCTGCATCTGTTATCAGATATTGTTTGGAGTATTGGAAAAATAAGGACGATGAAAAATATAAAACTAAATTTGAAGAACTAGAGGGCAAGAAAAATATAGAAATCATTTTTATTTTGAGTGATAGCGCAGACAAAATATTTAATATCAACGGGTGGGACGAGATGATAAAGAATATAAATAATTGGATAGAGAATAATTGTTCAAATGGAAGCCTGTAGTCTATGCAGACTTTTTTTATTCTTTTGCAAAAACTTAATAAAAATGGAAATTAAAGAATTATTACCAATAGACGGACAGAAACTCCCCTTATCAAATGAAGATCAATGTTTTTATTTTGAGGATTATTCTAATGAGTTGCTTGATTATGTAGAGAAAGTCGCCAATAAAGTACAACCTAATAGACCTTCTCCTGATGGAGACTTTGATTATGGATATAGGTTTTACGGATCACGTGCTATAAGTCATTTTGTGGTAAAATATTTAAATGGTGATGTAGATACTAGTTTTAAGCAGAAATTCATAGACAACAAAGACGTACAGGATACTATTAACGGATTTGGAATAGATGTTGATAAGTTCTGGTATCTATTGTTGTTCATTAATGATTATAGTTTTTGTAGGTGTAAAAAAGGTCTTGGTATAAAAGATTCACCTGAAGAACAAATAAAAAAACTGGTTTCTAAAATTGTTTTTAGTATAAAGGATTTTAATAAGGACTTAGTTGAAGTAACCTTTAACGAACCTATTGAGATAGATCTAAAGATAAATGGACAACGAGTAACAACAATTGACGACCCTCTTGCTGTATTGAAAGTTGCTCAAGATTGTCTTGATGGATTGGAAAGAATAAAAGAAGGATCTGCACTGAAAATGGGAAGAGGAAGTGGCTCTATTGTAGGAGTTAATTCAGTACAGATTTGTTATTTTTATAAATTATTTTTGATCTTTTTTGATCTGTATCCCCAATTTAGAAAAAGACAGAAAAAGGGCTCTACAATATCGTTTAATAGGAAGTTGCTGATTTCTAGACTTATAGACATTGTGGGATTACCTGAAAAAGGAGATTATAAAAATTCTGTGGAATCTTTAGACGGAGTTTTAAGCAAATATAAGAATCATCCAGTGCCACCATTTTGTCTTGAATATTCGTAATATATTTATAATAAGTGATTTATAAATAATATCCTAGCTTAGTAAATTAAAGAGAGTAGAAAAGTGGCTATTTTCTACTCTTTTTAATTGAATTCATAAGTATTTATCTTTGCAACCGTAATTAAGGACAAGGGGTGCACATCTTATTCTTGATTATCTGGACTCTTTCACCAGAATTGAAAGATTATAGATAACCATTTAAAAATAAAAAGATGGAAACTTTAATAAGTAATTTTGCGGCTTTGAATAAGAAAGTAGCATTTGTTAGCGGAAATAGAGCTATCAGTAAAAACAACTTAAGCAAAAAGATTGCATCCATTAAAGAGTGTGGACAATTGATGCCAATTGTTATTATTAATGGGGAAGATGCTGTAAAAGAGGATTTAACTCTAATTGACTATGAAACAAATAGCCCTGTTCCTGCTGATAAAGTAAGTGATTATAAGGTCGTTATTGAAGGGCAACATAGATATACAGCTATTAGAACACTTCAAACAGAAGATGAAAAGAATGGAACATCTGATGCACCTACTGATATAACGGTTATGTATATTCAAAATCCTAAAGGTATAAGTGTAAAGAAGCTTATATCAGAATTGAATAGAACCTCTATTGTTTGGGATGGTAAGGATTATGTTACAGGTGCTGCATTGTGCAATCCTACTAATGAATTGCTTAAGTTCGCGAAGGAATTAGTAGACTTAAAATCAATAAAGAAAGGTGATGGGCTACCTAGCAATGGTTATCCGATCAGTACAATAAGTAAATTGGCGACATTTGGCACAAATATAGATAAAGCTAAATTAGCTAAGTGTATGAATAACGGCACAGAGACTTTGCCATCTGCTAATATTGATAAAGCTAAAAAGATACTAGAAAAAGCTAGAAATGCTGGTTTTACTGACAAATATTTATCACACAAATACTTCATTGATTGGGTGATGGATGAATCTAATAAGTCTGATATGGATGTAATATATACGATGATAGAGAAATTACAACCAGAAGATGTAGCGGCTATAACAAAGATAAACGGGGATGATTATATCTCTGAGATAAGAAGCATTATTAACAAATAAAATAATAGAATTATGGAAAAAGAACAAATAGAAGATTTGAAGGGTAAAGTTAAAGGACTATTAGCCCAATGCACTTTCCAATACAAAGGTGTAAAAGTAACTGTAGATGAGTTTAAAAAATATGATATCTGGCAAATTAACGGTGATAACGGTGAGTATAGCTTTAGAGGTACTGCTAGAATCAAAATGGATATGACAGAGAATTTCTATGATATTTCTGGAACTTTTAAAGAGGAAGATGAAAAGGTTAGTATTAATAATCCTGTGTTAATTGGCAAAGTACATTATGCCCCGCAATAAATGCTGATATAGATTATAGAGCCAGTTATCCATTTGATAGCTGGCTCTACTTTCATTAGAAGCACTTTCATAATATTGTGTGTGCTATCATATATATATAGGTTAGTTTTTATTTTTTTTCATAACAATTTGATTGCATAATGACTATCGATGCATAAAAGTACAACTATAACTGCAATTATTTCTGTAGTTCCTGTTACATTGCATCCAACATCATATGAGGCTTTATCTATAACATAGTATCCTACCACCAATATTATTACAGCAAAATACATTCCATATCATTTTAGTTCCTTAATGTATCTGATTTTATACATATATTTACCATTGCTATATTCAATTAAAATAAATGCATCTTTATCATTATGAATAGAAAAAGATAAAAGTAGACTTCTATCTTTAGAGTCTATAGCGTGAACTTCTCTCACATAATGGTTCTTATCAGATTCTATATTTTTAAGGATTGTGTAATTTATAACTTGAATCTCTTGGCTCATTATTACAATGCGGCGTTTATCCCAATTAACATACACATCAATATTACATTTATCCCAATTACTAAATGATTGACCAGTTTCGCAACAAGAGCAGCTTACTGCTTTGTACTTAAATGATTTTGCATTTAAAATGCTTGTGCAAAATATACACAATATTATTATTGATAATCTTTTCATATTTATTTTTTTTGTATCAGTCATTACAAGCGTTTACATTCAAGACAATCTGGAATTTGGAAGGAATTCTTGATGGAATTGCGCATTTCGCTTGATATTCGGTAACAGTGCATACGCTGATGCATAATCTGTTTTTGTCATTTCTACTTTTTCTTGTAAAGGTATTACTAAAACAGAGCGGTATCAATGCGGAATTATGGACGTTACCTATAATATATAAGGTTAGAGTTTACCAGTTCCGTTACAACTCGGACAATATATTGCACCTCTTCCATTACATTTTGGGCAGTTGCCTAAATTACCTGTACCATTACAGCGACGGCATAATTTTTTTCCTGTTCCTTTACAGACTGAACAATACAGCATTTGATTCCCGGATGTGTTATATCCCCGTCCATTACATACAGAACAATTACCAGCACCAAAACAAGAACCTGCGCCTTTACAGTCTGGACAATTTATAACATCAGATCCATTACATTCAGGACAGATAATTACTCCTTTGCCGTAGCATTGACGACAAGAATAAGTAGGAGCAGGGGGAATAGAAAAGCCCGCAGGTGGAATGTTCGGAGAATAATAATTGGGAACAATAAAACCGTTCGCATCTTGAGCATAAGAACTTAGTCCCAAAATAGCGAAGAAGAAAGACATAATAACTTTTTTCATAATGGCGAATTTTAACGATTCTTCATTGCAGTCAATATGAAGAGTTTGTTTAAAAAGAAGTGGACTGCCACCTATGTTACTCGTTAGGCATCGCCAAACACCCGTATATACGCACAGATTAACAGCCCACCCTATGGTCGACATCTGTGTCCTGTATATACTTTTCTTTGAGATTGGCGATTTCAACGAGTATAAGACACTTCTTTATTATTTCAAAATTGTCCGTTAGGACATTGCAAAGATAAATAGAAATATTGTAATGTCGCAAGTAGTATTCTACTTTATTTTTAGGTGTGATATGAAAATTCTTTCCGATTTTGGAGCATATAGGGGTATGGGGTAATATTTTAAAGATTTTGACGCTGAAACCACACGCCCCTCAACTTTTCGCGGATGGCAATTTTTCAAATTTCCGAAACTAGCAAAATCCTTAAATGCCAAAGATTCTACTAGTTTTGGAAATGAATGTGATTCTTATTTGTTAATATCCCATTCTTTTAATTCAAATTCGGCTTCTAATGCTGAAAAATCGTACTCTATATTTTTAACTGCACCCAATGGAAATTCATTAAGCTTTGGACGTTCTGTTAGTACTGTTGTTACCACTGTTCTATTATCAGGATTAAACTTAAAGCCAGATAGTAAAGCAACATATCCACGCTTACCTTTTTTTACGGCTAGTATGTTCCTAAAGCCATTGGTATAATCTATAACAATAAATCCTTTATAGATAGTAACAGAATAGTACACAACTCTTTTTAGTATTTTCCTAAATAGGTCTGCTTTATCCTTTTCTGTAAAATCATTAAATACATTTTTCGTTTCTGCGGAAAGAATCTTTTGAATGTTTATTTTGTGATCTCCTATTTCTGTCTGTATATTTTCCTTTTGCTTATTTAATTGATTTATTTTACCATCAAGTTCAATATATTGTGATTGATATTTCTGTACAAGTTCTGGAAGGTCAACCATTGTAATGGCTTTTTCTATTCTGTTCTTATCTTTCTTTAAATCATCCTGAGTGCAAGTTAATTCGTATATTTGTTTTTCCAACTGGTTTATAATATCATTTTCAGCATCTCTTTGAGTACTATTCTTTTGTGCATATTCTGTGACATTTAATGTCTGTTTTGCCACCGTCCATACACTGTTCAGCAATAGATCTTTATTAATACCCAAATTGTGACATCTGTAAGAATTAGCTATATGTCTTTGATGTGTACACCTCAGTATAGTATATCCATCACCATTCCATTTGATCTTATGTAGCATTAATGAATACCCACAAGGGCAAAAAGCTATACCTTTAAACGGATTAAAGTTGACTGACCATTTCCCTCTAAATGTTTGGTTTGATTGCAAATGCTTATTTGCCATATTCCAGTCATCATCAGGAATTATCTTCTCAATTTCCAAAACCAAATCTTTATACTTTCTTTTTCCATTATATAAAGGATTCCTTATTATATGGCAAATAGTACCTTCTACAAATAGGTAATTTAATTTTGTTTTGTATCCCATCTTCGTAAGAAGTTCTGCTGTATGCCTAGAAGTATTTCCCTGTATAATTAATTTGTAAATAAGTTTTACCAATTCTACTTCTTTTGGTTCATAGGCTATGATTCTTTTAACTTCTTGATTATCTTTTTGATCTTTAAATTTTGGGTTATTAATAGCTTTAAAACCTAATGGTAGTGCATTTCCACCAAGATAGATATAAGGATTTTGTTGAAATTTCGTATACTTACCTGTGCCCATTCTTGTTGAAATTTTTTTCCTCTCTTCTGATGCAGCGTTTGCTTCTACCGATAAGGTTATAATATCAATTAAAGATAATGTGCTATAAGCTTCATATATCTTATTTGGGCTATCTAAAAATAATATGTCTAGTCCATTTTCTAATAAATCATTTATAATTGATAATAAATTCATTATCTCAGATTCTCTACTTAATCTAGATAATTCTGATACTACTATCATATCAGCCATTTTACTGTCAACTTCCATTAAATTACTAATGCTTAGTCTATTTTTTTTAGCACCAGATACTTTTTCTGATATTATTTTTACCAAATCATATCCTTGTAATTCACAATAGTCCTTTATTAAGATTTTCTGTCTGTCCAAATCCTGTTTCTCAGTTGAAACTCTGGCATAACCAATTACTTTTTTCCCCATAAATTGTTTTACTTTTTAATTATGCCACAAAATTAAATAAAACATTGCACCTATGCAATAGTTGCCAGCGAGGTCATGAGCATCATACTCTTTTCCGCCACCGTGTCAACATGCGATACGATTTGAGTCAGCAATGGAGGCAACTGATCAAATACCCATTCAGGAAACATCGGAAGCCCTTTCATCTCATTAGCCACATCTATCTCTTCTTGAAAGGTATGGTAAGGATTAGAAATATCCACTCCCGCTGTTTTGCAAAGTTCAAAGAAAGTAGCGATCTTAATGTCATCCCGTTTCTTGTGCAGGCAGTCTGTGAAAAATTTGTTCAGATCACGAGTCTGCTCTCCCTTGTAATACGAGCAACAATGCTCAAAGATAGGTCGTCCCACTTCGCCCAAGGTTGCTAATGAAAAGCCCAAGCGCAAGAAATCTTCATAGTTAGGTGCTATGTCCTTGTTTATACGACCTGCCACCACTTGCACATGGGCAAGCGATGTTTGTTCATCCATACAATGATCCTCAGGGGAATCAGCTTGAAAGGCAAGCTCATTTTCCAATGAATCCGCTTTCGATGAATTGGTTGCTGATGGATCACTTGGTAATATTTCACTTGAAGATGGAACATTCAAGGAAGAAACATTCGATGGTGAATACTTGAAGGAGGCATTTGCAGGAATAGTCTCCGGTGTTCCTTGAAACTGCTTGTAACGAGCCAGCCATATATTTACATCCACTCCGCACATCAGTCCGGTTGTTGAAAAATAAGCTTGTGGATCATAAGAGACAAAACAAGCACGTGTAGGATCGCAACACGCTCTGTCCGCTTTCAAATGGCACACATCAGCTAAATACTGCATGATCGCGTGAGAATAATCTTCCACCGTGGCAACCTTCGGATCATAGCGAAACATTACTTTCAAGCCCTTGCCTAAAGAACTCACAATCGCCATAAACGAATGTAACAACGGATCATTCAATACCGTTACACGCATTTGCTGAGGAGTCTTACCCGGATTATCCTTACCATCCAAATCCGCACAGATCACTCCACTAAAATCGGTGATGCAACTATTCTTACGTTCTGTACAAATGACCGAGGGTGTGAAATAATCAAGCTTTGATTTCATAGCCGATTGTTTCTTGGGATCCGGCTCTGCACGCATCGCCTCTATTTGCTCCTTGTATTTATTACTTTTAGTTCGCTCATACAGTTCATAAAAAGCCTCCGTCCCATAGGATTTCACATTGCTAATCGGACCGTGAAAGGAAGAGCATCGCAACTCGGTTATTTCTCTATTGACAGCCTCTTTACTATTATCTGTTTCCATTTTTCTTTTTCACTTAATCATTATATAAAAACAGCTGCCGCTTTTGCTCCCGGGATTTACAAAAGAGAACAGCACCTTCGGGACTTTCCCAAAAGCGCTGCAATAGTATAGATATTTTGTGTACACTAGCCCCCTAGTGTACACAAAATATAACACACGTTAACCATTAAGCCTTTGGATAAGTCTTTTGCAAGGCTCGTTCTCTGCAAACGATTGAAATCGGAAATATATATCATAGTATATGCATGATTGGTTAAGTAATTATTTTTGGCTACATAGTTGTTCCCAAGTGTAATGAGAAAGTCTGATTTACAATTCGCGAATTGCAAACCAGAATGTGACTATAAAGAAAAGAACGACCAGTCCGGTTCACCAAGAAGTAATAAAAAAATCCTCCTTGGCTTTGTTGCCAGAGAGGATTACTTTGAATGGTTTTTAATTTCTACTCTTTACATTGCCGGTGTAATATTCACCGTTAATCCCAACGCGTTTGCTATTCTATAAAATGTGGCTACACTCTTATTTTTCGAGCATCCAGCAATATTTGGCTTGTATAGAAAGTAGAAGCTTCCTCGTCAAACTTTGTGCGTTCTGCGGTTCCGTATTTGCCATATCTGTTTTCAAGAACGCTTTTTCATTCAAGCAATCAAATTACGCAATAATCCAACTGTTCCGCCAGCTCTTTCCATTTCTTCTTTTTCAACTCACGTGATGAGCCGTGGTAAAAATTCGCCATATCTACGGAAAAGGCGATTCCGATTTGAGAGAAAAAGCTTTTCTCCGTAAGTATGATATTTCCTTTGTCATCCATTTTGCGAATGAAATATTTATAATAGAGCCTTACCATCGTAAACAATACGGAGAATGCGCCATTGATTACTCGGCCGTCCGCGCGTCGCTTGAGATCTATTTGCAACGGCTTTTCTCTATCCACCACATCCATTGTTTCTTTTGGAGTGCTTACACGTTCCACTGATGCCTTAATATCCTTCCGGACCAACCGACTGCGCAAAAATCGTAGAAACTTCTTATGATAAACACAAGCCCTTAGCAAGTTACTCTTTTTGAAAATGGCACTCCTTGACTGAATCCAGGCTTTGAACTCAGCATAACCGATGTGTGAAGGAATACGCACAATATGATTGGTAATCATTTGTATAAAAGCCGGATGCATTTCTTTGTTTTTCAAGTAACTTTTTATGTGATTGTAGCAACCCATCAGCACCCTCATTTCTATATTTTGTGTAGCATGAATCAGAATGTAGTGTAGCATCACACACTGCTCTTCACTTGAATAATTTTCCTTTATCTTTTCGTTCCAGAACAAGTCAAAATTATACAAATCGTAATTGCTTACATAAGCATGCAACATTTCGTCGGCAGTCACCACAATCTTTATGGCACTTAAATCATTCGGTGCAAAATATTCTTTGGTAATGGCTATGAATCTACTATTAATATCGCTATCTATCTCTGCACAGTGTGTTTTTGTCTTGAAAGTCATTTCTTTTAGTTTTGTTTATTATTGATGTTTTTCTTACTATTTTATTTGAGCACAGAAATGCCTGCAAGTTACACCTTATATATAGTGCAATTTGCAGGCATTTACTTTATATCTATTTATTTGTGTACCAATGCTTGCAGCTTAGCTATAAAGTTCAGTGCATCCAATGGTGTAGAGCGAGACAAATCATATGAGCGGATAGCTTCTACCACTGCCGTATCCTGAGGCTCTAACTTCACTTTCTTCTCCGGTTCCATCACTACGATTCCTTCCGAGGTACAATCTATTCCGGTGAATTCTATACAATCATCTGTTTGTGATAAGATCTGTCCACCGGCTGCTCTGATGAGCTCTAATACCGATGGTAAATTGTCTGTGGGGAAACCTGCGGTTATCATTTCCAATCCGCTCCTACGTACTTTTTTCCTCACACGATATTTCATTACTCGTGCCAAAGCGTAAGCACCCGCATTGTATGCATGAAAGAAATAGCCTATTTTCATTAGGCACAACACTTCATTTCCACTTTCCTCTTGTCTATTGATCAATTCTTGTTCTTTGATCGTCTGATCATTTAATTTCGCCATAATGCTCTATTATTTACTATTTATAATTACTTCATTCTTAACTTCTATGTCTATTATTATTTTCACCTTGTTTCTTATATCAATCTACCCGTCTTACAACTTTTATTCCCTCTTGCGAAGGATCGATTTGTACATGCAGATTACTCAAAATGCACTTCTCCGTAGGCTTAATTGACGGAAGAATTAGTTTACTCAAATATCTCATAGTTATCTGTTAAACAATTGTTTATAAAACTTTTTATTCTGTTTAAAAAGCAAGAATACATCTTATTTTACGACCAGTTAAATTTTTATAATTTTGACCAAAACTTAGGTCACCACTAGTATTAAAGTATACATCACAACAATAAGGAGCACTATACTCTGATGCAACTGAGTAAACGGAATTTGTCGTAAATGTAGTTCCACTAAATTTATTCATTATTGTATTTAAATTATTTATTATAGTAGTACCTCCGCCACTAATAGATACATTATCAGCTGTGTTTGTTGTGTAACTACTTAAATTTATTCCTCCAAGATTTTGTAACAAATCCCACCATTGTCCCGCACTTGGCATATACCATCCACTATTGTTAGTTACTGTAGGGGCTGCATAGGTTAAACTACTTGTATAACTAGTTCCATAACGTTTAGCATAATAAAATACAGGATAGTTGGTATTATCACCCAATGCTTGTGTATTACTATAACCGCTCAAATCTTGATATCTTAATTGATCTGAAGTTATCTTGCTCAGACCTGCATCAGTCAGATTATTTCCCCATATGCCAGACGATGAAACCTCTGTTATTGCTACCACATAACCATGAGTCCAACCCTTATTTATCTCTGTTGTACTCATACGACTTGCATTATTTTGAAAAACAACTCCAATTACGGTTTTACCAGAAATAGGAGCAACAGTTCCATCACTCCAATTTCCATCACTATAGTAGTAATCCCCTATTTTGGGTACCGAATAAGTAACTCTCACATCAACAGCATCGGCTCCGTCAATATGTATATTATAAGTACAATTGTAATTACGGTATATATTGTAATTGGCATAATCATTAGTCCCACTACCACCTAAATAAATGCGATAGATCGCATGCCAACAACTATCACGTTGTTGTGCATAAATGAGTAGATACGTAGCATCAGTCGGTGCATTAGATGCATTACGAGAAAAATAGGATGTTGCACCGGATTTTCTACCTACAAGATTCTCATACGTATAGAACGTAGGGCTTATGATTGTCGTAGAGCTTAAATTGGACACGGCATCCAAATTTCCATAGGTTGCACTCGGATTAAAATGAGTACTATCTGTTGCGCTAGTTATGTAACTTGACATTGGCACATGGCACAATTGATATCCCGTAATGGTAATGCCCGTTGCAGGCGTGATATTAAATGTCACTTTTGAACCTAATCGTGTTAAAGTAATACTTGGAGTGTTTGATGATGCTGTGGAAGAAATTGTCACACTGCTCGTTTGACCGAACATAGTCATATTGCTACCATTACCTAATGTGGCAGCAGAGGACATTAAAATAAATTTCTTATTAAAGTCACTGACAGTGGCTACGTTTTTCAAAGAATCGGAAGGCAGATTTGCCACCGCATAGATGGTGCAACTGCTAGCCACGCGAGTGGGTACAGTTACTGTAAATGAGGAAGTTTGAGATGTGCCGTATGTTTGATAAGTACTTCCGATCAACTTGCCGTTACTGTCAAAAATAAGCACATTAATATTGTCCACCTGACTTTCACTTGTGCCGGTAGACGAGAGGGAGCGTGTCAATGAAGTTTGCTGTTGCAGGTTGAAGGTGAGGCGTACCTGTGTGCTGTCGCTGCTTGTGGTGGAAGCGCTCGTCACGGATTCGTCCACACAAGAGGAGAACAGCAGCAGAGGAAGAAGTAACACCCCCATCCATTTCCCTATACTTGCATATACACGTTTTATATATCTATTTATTATTTTCTTATTCATAAAAAACATTTCTGTTTCACTTGTTTTGTTTTTGAAAAATCAATTCCCCGCATCACTGCGGAGGATTGACGAACAATTTCTATTGTTAAATACATTTTTACAATAGTTCTATAAGCAATTATAAATATAAATCAAGTTTCTTTCTCTAATATCTATTGAGGAATTCTTACGAATCACTCGTTTTTTGTTACGGGCATTTATACAATCTCCCGGTATATTGTTCTTTGCTGTCATATATTCAGTCTTCTCTTTATTCATCCTTATTTATTCTTTTTAGTAATTGTTATTGCCGGTTTCCGCGAGGACTGGCATCCCCACGGAAACCAAGCAAATAACAATACAAGAATCAAATGTATGAGATCAACTCTCATTTCTTTCAATTTCTTTTTTCTGTATAAATTCATCAATAAATCACCGTGCTTTGCTGATAATCATTCCAAGACATTACTTGCAAATAGAAATCGAGCCGTTGCACATCAATCACAATCACTTTGTCGTCCTCTGCTGAGAGGGTTACCTGCTTGCCGTTTTCGTCCTTATCTGTGGCCCAAAGCAAGGCACCATCCTTGTAGATTTGAACCGTTACATACTCATTTACTTTCGTGGGCAATGTATTCACCGCTTCGGTGGTATAAACATCATTGTCACTGAAAGAGCCGGACGGCGAATAGATGACCGAATCACCGGTAACCACACCTGCAAACGTGATGGCATCTCGAAAGCCTTGAAGCACTATTTCATAATTACCTGCACCAAATTGAGCTAGTAAATGCTTGCTCACCACATGCACGCGGGAATGCTGATTGTACATTGGCAACGTTACCGTGGTAGTGGTGGAACTTTTGTCCACCGAAGTGTAATCGAAGCGACCATAAAACAGATGAGTAGGTGAAGCAAAAGAGCCGCTTGTAGCCCGAGTGTTACTTCCCAACAAGCCGATAGATATTTGGCTGATATCCTCACCCGTTTCGGGTGTATGAATGTTGATGCTATCCGGATTCATATTACCGAATGTCACCAACGTGGCTGGTAAATTGCTATCAAAACTGATCAGATATTTGCTATTTGATTCTGCGGTGACCACATGATCAAACTTGTTATTCAAAAACAAGTAAGCTTTTACTGTACCCACCATCGAATCAGGCAAAACATCCCCACTCTTATTCACCAATTGAGTCACTACGGCATATTGCACGCAATTGCTCATGTCCTCATTGACGCAAGAGTACAATCCCAATGCTGTCAGCATAAAGGGAAATAACAGTGATGTAAATCTACCACGTTTCATTAAACTTCTTTTCAAGCAACTACTAATCAGCTTGTCAACTATTAATTAACAACCGTGGTTTGTCCAAGATCTCCCCAATTCTGAACCGTAAGCGTCAAGTTCACTGAAGCCGGGTCAATATTAGAGGCCGGAGAACTTACTCCAATGGAACGAATCACCACTGACATGGCATAGCGCGTGTTTGGAGCAACTTGAGTATCTGGCCCCGGAGTTCCTACAAAGCTAGTACCTGTTTGAGCATGATTGATCAAAATGGGGTAATACATTGGAACATTAACGGAGGCTCCAAAAGTCCAAAGTCCTTTAATTACTATTTTAGTCGCAGTCGCTGTGCTAGTTGCACTTGACGATGTGTTTGGAAACACATAGAAATAAGAAGGATTAGCTGTGGTCTTCAGATACGACAATTCGGTAGCTGTTGCCGAAAAAGCTGGAGACAAAGCTGTGGGAGACAATGAAATAGACCCGCTACTTAGATAAGAATAATTGGTAAGACTAGGATTAGTGCCTGTGGCATCCGTTGATTCTCCACTCTGGAAAGAGGCGGTTGAAGGCATCGTATTGTCCCAATTATCGGTGGTGTTGCCATTGTATATAAAAATTTCTTTCGGTACAAACGAAGCACCTGCATAAGCACCCGCATTTTCAAAACTGGTGGCAATGCTCGTCATAGATATGCGTGAAACCATACGGACTAAATTTGCAGTAACAACCGTACTTGAATTGGCAGCTAGAGTTCCGGTTCCAATTAGTTGTGCAGCACTCGACATGGGCAAAGCGGTAACTGTTTGACTGTTCACGGTTGCCACTGCATTAGCTGTGTTGCCATCGCTGCTTGTCGTATATCCTAAATCGGTTGCTTTAGTCGTCACGTCCAATAACGTTGTTTTCCCACTAAAATAGTTTGTTGGAGCATTGGCAAATACAGCAATATATTTAGCAGCTGTGGTAGTAGTGATCGTATTGGTACCGCTAGGAGAAGTAATCTCCTGAATAGTCACCACTTTGCTTGCGTTGCTGTTGCCATCAAAAGTAATCACACTGACGCGATTCAGCTTTGCTTCATCCGAGGATGAATTAGTAATGGTTCCATCACCGGTCGGAACGGCTGTGCCGGTAGAACCTCCGGTTCTGGTTGCACCTGCTGACAATGTCAACTTTATTGTAGCCGGCCCGCTTGATTCCGGCGCGGTTGATTCACTTGCGCAGGATGTCAACAAACCGACTGACACGATACCTGCAATTAATAATCTATTGATTCTCATACGTTGTTAATTTTTAATATTGATTCCGTTTATCTCTATTTAATTTTCTACTTTTCTATCCTCTAAGAACTGCATGTACGTTCTTCGAGTTTCATTCTCATTAGACAATTTTTGTCTTTGTTCCTAATGCACTTTACCATAGGTTTTGCTGAAGCACTATTTCTTATTCTATATTTCATAGCTATCTTTTTAATAGATATTTATACAATTTTTATCAAATTTAAAAAGCAATTACCGATCGGATTCTATTTCCTCCAAATGCTTCATTTTTTGCAGCACCACCCTGACCTATAACGGCATCTCCACTCCCGTTTAAATCAAAATACCATGCTAGAGTCTGTGAATATTCAGTACTTGACCAATACCATCTAGTTGGTGGATTGGAAGCTGTCCAATCAAATAAATCAATAGTAGCTCCTCCTGCCTTTGCCGCATTCAAATAAGTATTTATCGCTGCTGCAGTTACCGATGCCTTTCCTACCCATCCCCATCCATAGTTAATGACACTAGGAGCTCCTGTAATTCCCCCCAAATTGACCATTATATCATACCATTGTCCCATACTAGGCAAATACCATCCACTATTATTTGTTCCGCTGGGGAGGCTTACCGTATTTTTATAGTTTATTGCATAGTAGAACGCAGGATAGTTAGATGAAAGGTCTGTTGATTTATTCAGAATAACTTGAGTATGACTATATCCATCCTTATCAGCGATGATTAGGGAGTAATCCGTATAGTCTGGAGCAAAATCTTGTGTAGTATTGGAAGACCAAATTTTCACCGATGCAGCATTTGTCAAAGCCATTGCATACCCATGTGTCCATCCCTTAGCCTTATCGGCAGTGCTAGTTTGATTAGAAAATACCACCCCAATCGCCTTTCTTCCATCTGTAGGTGCAGCACTCGTCCCCCACGACCCGTCATCGTAATAGAAATTACCCGGGTAAGCCTTAGCCGGTGTAAATGTATTAGTTGGGTATGTCACCAATGTCCAACTAGCCACTGTCATCGTCACCGTCGCACTAGATGGCGTGATATCCTGACTAGCACTCGATACACCGCGTCCCTGAATCGTTATAGACAAATCATATGAAGTATTGGCTGCTATTTGAGAGTCTTTCGAAAAAGCAGCACCGTCTACGTAAGTGTGACCATCCGTGTCTTTAATGGTCGTGCCGATTTGGCTGTGGTTGATAATGATTGGGTAATACATCACCTCACCCGTTGATTCTGTGGCTCCTTTCGGATAAAAGATCCCTTTGATGATCAACTTCGTCGGAGTGGTTGCTCCATTGGGGAACACGTAGAAAAAGTAGGGATTATTCGAAGTGGACAAGTAGGTATTCGTTCCTGCTACACCGGTCATGCTGCTGAGCAGCCCGCTACTCAAATACCCCGTATTTGAAGAAGAGGATGCCGTCAATGCTCCCGGTGAGCCGGAAGTGATTTCTCCCGACAAGTTCGTACCCGAAGAAGAGCTTGTGCCGTTCCACTGGTATTGGTCGTTCACGTTGTACATGAAAATCTCACGGGGAACAAACGTGGCGTTCGCAAAGCCTACGGTCGAGCCGAAGTTTGTACTCAGGCTTTTCAGCACGACTCTGCTTACCACACGCGAAAGCGTAAGCGATTGGCTGCTTGTACTCGAAGCCGTCAAAGAGGAGGATAGTGTAGTTGACGCAAACATGGGAAGTGCTGTTAAGGTTTGGCTGCTGGCAACCGTTTTGTTGCTATTTGACAAACCATCGGCACTAGTCGTATAGGACAAGTTCTGCACTTTATTGAGAAAACCCGTACGGGTGGTCACTCCCGAGAAGGTACCTTTAGGCACATTCGCCGCTATCAAAATGTTTTTGGCTGTGGTTCTTGTCACGATATTTACCGTTCCGCTATAAGTATATTGGTAGAGGGTAATTATATTATCCGAACTGTCGAAAATGCCTACACAGACATTGTTTATTTTTCCTTCATTCTGCCCCACAGTTCCTCCATTATCCGCAGGAATGGTAGCATTTGTTTTCGTAGCTCCCATAGCCAACGACAACCTAATAACCGCCGAATCATCCGTGGAGGCATCCTCTTCGCAAGCACACGAAGAGAACAAGCTCATAGACAACATCAAGGCAATTAATAAATTGTAGACTTTCATATCGCAAATATTTTATTATTTAATCGTTTTGATATATTTCAACACAGTTGAAGCTTGTTCCACACCGGCTGCCTGAGCCATTTGCAAGTAAACCTCAGCTTTGTCTTTGTTGCCTTCCAGCAAGTAAAGAAGCCCCATGTTATTGTAAGCTCTAGGGTCGGTTTGCCAACGAAGCAAGTATTTACGAGCTAGTTTTGTATCTCTGCGAGTTAAAGCCACTGCGGCTGCATCTATATTCGCTTCCGGGTTATCAGGGAACAGGCGGGCTGCCAAGTCCATGATATCGTTGAATTCTCTCGAACCAGCTTTATAGCTCATTGCCACAGTGTAGAAATCGCTCAATGACATGGTTGACGGATTGTTCTTCACCATCAAACGACCTGTCTGAGCATCCATACCTTGACGATCAAAGTTCAATGTGTATGCTACACGACATACTTGTGGGAAAATATTGTGACGCATGTATTCATAAGGTACACCGTGGTTTAAGTCTTCCAATACCTTTTCACGACCGTTTACTACATCCACACTCTTGATAATATCTAGTGCTGCTTCCTTTAAAGACATGTTGCTGTTGCTTACCAAAGATGCAATACTATCCCAGTCTTCTGTCACCCAAGTAACCTCCAAGGAATTCTTGTTCGTCAAATGGTTGCCCATCAAGCAGCGCTTTAATGACAGAGAGCGTTCCATCGCTTGCGTTTCATTCTTTTTATAGTCGCCGATTGGAGCGCCGTAACCCGTTACGTTCACTTTCGTGAGTGTCGTGCCGTAATATTGTAAAGCATTTTTGATATCGGCAGATATGATGTCGAAGATTGAACGGTTCTGTTTGTTCTCGCTTAAGTTGCTAAGTCCTTTATCTCTGTACCAAGAAATGACACCTTTTTTCGCAAAGCTGTTACCCTCTTGTGCTTCCGGTCTCAGGAATTGTACCCAGGCAAGTAAGGTCTCATTTTTAACCAATGGATCCACAGATTCTTTCGGTTCATGTGTAAAGGGAATACTTGCCAATACACGATCTTCGTAAATATGAGCCCTGTGTCCGTTGCAATTGCATTCTTCGCTTTCTACATAAACCGAGCCGTTTTCCATCCAATCCTTGTAAGGGATCGTTGTATCATAAATAAATGAGCGTTTGCCCGTATGACTTTCTCTCACTACCACTGCCACGTTGCTCCGACGACGATGTTCCAACACCGCTGCACGGCGTTCAGCCTTTTCTTTCCTGTAACCATTGATTACTACCGAAGAGAGATGGACGATATTGCTGTCCGTCTTCAACACCGGAGTAAAGGTGAGTGATTCACCTGAGCCGATGGCTGCATTGTCGTAACTCACTTTCATATACACATGCAGCAAGTCGCCTTGGCGTTGAAAGCTCTCATTGTTGATATAGAGCTGTCCCTTGTAGGCTACTTGTCCGTAGACTGCTGCTCCGCCACAGCAACAAAGTGCCAGTAGCAGTAACAGCTGTTTTGTTTTTCTTGTATTGCAAATATTCATAATGCTTATCCTTTTATTTGATCATATATACGAGTGAAATAGAGAGCCGAGTCGGCCCCACATAATCTTTATGAAAGTTCATTTCCTTATATCCGCAGCTTCCACATCGGTAACGGGAGTAGTCAGTATGTACATAGCCGACGCTCAGGGCACTTTCTAAGCCCCAGCGTGGCGATAATATCTTGTGGTAGCCCAAAGTTATGCCTCCACCATAGAACGTGCCCTGAGCGCGTTTATTTGCAATTTTAGCAAAAGACAAATTTGCCAGGTTGAATCCTCCCGCGAGGGCGTTCACTCCGACAAACATTCCGGAAAAGGGCACACAGCCCCAACGGCGCAACTCAGGTTGCACGGTCCAGTTCTTCCATTTACGGTTATTTGAGAACGTGATCGGGTCGTACGTACCCGATATATCTAAGGTGGTGGATTTGGCTATTTTGGTTTCTATTCCAAAGGACGGAATAGCTGCGGCATCGTACAGCAGGTTGCTTTTCACTGCTACGTGTTGTGAGCCTACGCGTAAGGAAAATGCGCACAAAAAGAGGGTAAAAAAGGCAATTCTTTGAGTAAAAGAAACCTTGGGAAAGGACGTAAAGAGAAGAAATATTGATGCTGCTAATAAGTACTTACTCGCATGGTGTGTGTGTGTGTGTGTGTGTGTGTGTGTGTGTGTGTGTGTGTGTGTGTGTGTGTGTGTG